CCCACGTGCCCTCGAGGAACTGGTAGCGCCCCGTAGCGCTTGAATCCGGGTTCTTGGCGCTGTCGTTGCCGCCGCTCTCGGAACGCCGCGTGTTCTGGAAGAACGCCGACAGCAACGGGTCCTGCGCTGCCGTAGCTGCCTCGTGGGAGCCGCTTACCAGCGCGTTGGTGGTCACGCCTGAACCGGGAGGAGCAAGCGTCTGTGAGGTCGTGGCGTTGCCGAGGCTATCGAGATATTTGGCGAACGTATCCGGCGCCTCCTTCTCGTACTTCTCTGATCGGCCCCATGCTAGTCCGTTGTCGAACTTGGCAATGCCATCCCCCAGAGGGTCGCGCAGTTCAATCGGGCGCCAATCGTAAGCCATCAGAAGCCCCCGTAGCCGAGCAGTTTGCCGCCAATGCCCAGCACGTTGCCGAACAGGTTGCCAAGGCCGGCGTTATTGGTCGCCTCGCCTTCGGCGCGCTGGTTGTTCGAACTGATCAGGTTGGAGGTAATGCCCTCCTTGAAGCCGGTGAGATCACCGAGCGACTTGGTCGCCGCGCCAACGCCTGCCCCGTACATGTTGTTGTAGCCGTCGAGGCGATCGACGTAGTTGCCCCACTCGTCGTTGGCGGCCTTCACCCCGTACTGCAACAGGTCGATATCGGTATTGCCCGACTGCAGCCGCCCCTGTGACGAGGCGGTGCGCTGCAAGGCCTGCAAGCCCTGGTCAAGGCCGAACTGATAGCCGGGGCCGGTCTGGAAGTTCGCCAGCGCCGCTGCGTTGCCCTCTGGGCCATTGACGCCCGTCGCATTGGCGTAGGCGTTGGCGCCGGTCTTCCCGAGGTTGAGATAGTCCCCGGTAATCCCCTTCGCCTCGTTCAGGTAGCCCGTGCCAGTCGTATCGAGCTGGTTGATGAGCCCAGCGTTCTTCTTTGCCGCGTCCAGCAGCGGATCGCCCTGGTTGAGGCCCAGCAGATTGTCAAGCCAAGATGCCATGGTTAGGGCTCCAGTGCAGTGATACGGGTTTCGTGGTCGTTGGACACGTCGATGAGCTGGCGAAGGCGGGTATCCCACTCTTCGAAATACTTGCGCCAGTACTCGTTCATCGTGCCGTCTGCGTTGATCAGCCGTTGGGCCGGAGGCGGGAGTTTGCGGGGCTGCTCGATCATGCGGCGCGCTCCTCAAAGTCCATCGCAGCGCCGAGGAACGCGACCTCGATAGGATCGCTGATGGACATTTCCCAAAGCCGCCCCTGCCGCCCCGTAAGGCCGACCCGGAAGATATCGATGGGGATCTGTTGCCCCTGCGTACCGAGTGACCGTGTCAGCCACTCCGACCAGTTGTAGCCGCCGTCATCAGACCAGCGGATGCGCACCACGGGATCGCTCTCGATCGGATCAATGCCGGCGTCGATGCCCACACCAACCACGAAATCGAAGCTGGCGCGCTTGATGAACGCGCGGCCGGGGAAGCGGTGAGCCTGGGTAGAGCGGAGGCCCCACACCAACGGCTGGTCATCCTCAAGCTTTGTCGTAGCGCTGACCTGAAAGACCTTCTCGCTGTCGCGGTCGAACACAAACCACTTGTCCCAGGCATTGACGCCGAAGCGCCCCCGCCACAGGTCCGAGCCGTAGGACTGCCGCTCATGCCAGTTGCCGGTCGACACGTCGTAGACCCACGTCCAGTCGGCACAACTCAGCACCCAGAAGGCATGCCCAGCCGCGGTGAACACCGACGCCTCAAGCGTGGTTACGTCCGTCACGGCTTCAATCAGCCGCTCCAGCTCAGGCGTTGAAATCTTGGTCGGCGTATAGCCTTCCTGCTTTCGCACCGTGTTGTCGTTGGCGACATAGATCAGGTTATCGGAGAAGCCAGTCTCGAACCCGGCAACAGCATATGGCCCCTTGAGCCCCACAGGGATTACCGGGCCACGGGAGAAGGCAAAGCCGGTGGCGTTGCCCGCGTTGCCGTAGAACTCGATGGACGCCGCTCCCATCAGCAGGAGATCACTGCCCAATGCGACGGCCCGATACAGCCCATCCGGGTCAGCCTCAGCCGTGGTAAAATCCACCGAGGAGAACGTCGTGGCGTTGATCCCAGACTGGTAGGCCTTGCCCGCCGCCGAGGTCACGATGAAGTAACCATCAATCCAGCAGATCGAGTTGACCGCCGGCAGATCCCCGTCGCTGAAGTCCGAGACGGACGACGCGCCAGTGTTGATCTGCGACATGCCGTCTGAATGAACGATCAGCACGTCAGGCGTTGCCGCCATGTTGCGGGCCATGAACACCGGCCCAGTGCCCCCAACGGTGCCGGTAAGTTCCGTCACCACATAGGCGGAGGTAACCGAATAGGCCTTGTTGCCTGAAATGATGTAGAGCACCGATCCGACGAGCAGCGAGCCGCGCGCTTCAGTCTGGGTGGTGCTGAATGCATGGATGAGGCCCGGCGCACGGCGCCAGATCACTTTGCCGCGCGATCCGATCGGAGCCGCTTCAGCATAGCAGTTGATCAGCCTGCCACCGGTCTCGGTGGGGTTTACCCCCGGCGCCGTGCTGGTCGGGAAGCCGATCTCAGGCATCAGTAGTAATCCACGACCTGAGGCTGGCCAGACAGCACATAGAGAGTGAGCTGCCGCAGCCGGCGCTCTGCCAGCAGGCGGGTTTCTTCGTTCGGGGGAATGCCGAAGGGGCGGGATTTGGCGTTGGCGAGCAGCACAGCCAGATGCTCGAAAGCATCGTCGTCGTACTCGTCTGGATCGCCCCACGCATAGATATTGCGGGTGGCGAGGTCGCTCATGACCGGTTCGATTGCCTCGTCAATCACTGCCTGGTCTTCCGCCGAAGCGGTTTGGCCAGCAGCAGCCACGCCAAGCTCTTCTAGAGCCCGACGCACGAGTTCTTCGCGCGACTTCATGAGCGGCCTCGCAGGTTATTCGGCCGGAGCCGTGGCAACGTAGGAGGCCTTGTCTTCAGCACTGAGCTGGTTGAAGGCTTCGGCATCCTCCTTGGTCAGCCCGGCAAGAACTTCCTCGTCCTTGTCGCCACGCATGACAGCGTAGGCGCCCCGACCGCGATGCACAGCCCGGAGGTCGCTGTCGCCATCGGGCTTGTCGGCCTGCCCCGGAGTAACCTTTGCCGGGCCGGGCTCGGGCTGGTCAGAGACAGGCTCAACAACCGGCAATGTCTGGGCGGGAGTGCCCAGTTCCGCTGAGCCAAAGCCCAGAGCAGCGCTGTCACGCTCTGCGGCCGTACGCACTACTGGCTCATTTGGGATAGTCCCGGTCACCTTGAAATGCGGGTGACCGGAGAACTTGCGCAGATGGGCGACGTTGGTCACTTCCACTGGCTTGCTGCCGATGAAATCGTAGCCGAACTGCGTGGTGTCGTCGGAAAGCCCGTCGTCCGGGAAATCCTTCGGGTGATAAGTGACTTTCGCCATGATCCTGGCTCCTTAGTTCAGTGTTGCCACGAACTGCACGATGACCCAGGCCACGCCGGCAGTGGCATCAGCCACGCTCTGCGCCGGGGTGCAGGTGACAGTGTGCTCCACAGCGCCCTGGATGTTGGTGGTCGCCGCCAGTTCATCGAAGGCGATGTAGCCGACAGCCGCCAGGGTCAGGTCGGTGGCGTAGGCGTCATCGTCCGTGGTTGCGCCGATGAACCCAACGTCGAGAAGATCGGTGCCGGAGCTGTTGAACGCCGTGGTGATGTGCACGCCGCCGCCAATGACGCTGGCGCCTGCCGGGATCTTGCCCACGGTGATGACAGAGCCGAAGTCCGCGAAGGTGATCTTCTTAGCGAGCGTCTGCACGTTCTGGTAAAGGTCGTTCCGCGCGGGAACTGCGTTGTTGAGAGGCATCTCGCCTGCTCCTTTCAATCGAATGAGGGAATGGGGCGACCTAAGCCGCCCCTACAGGGATCAGGCGTCCAGCGGAGCCGAGAAGAAGCCGGTAACGACGCCGAGCTGCTTCAGCGCGGTGCCGCTCATCGGGTGCTTCTTGAACATCTTGGCGATGCCGTAGGCCATTTCGACGCCCACGCCCTTGATAAAGTCGTAGTCGTCTTCCTTGCGGTAGGTATCGCGAGGACGCTGGCCCCAGCCGAGAACGACAGCCTGCTGCCCGCACAGGAACACCGGCTCGACGCGACCGCTGGAGTCGCCCGCAGTGGTCAGCGAGGTCCAGACGTTGGTCACGTAAGACGAGATTTCCGGCACTTCACGGACGATCACCCCGTTGTAGAGGAGGTCGCCGTCCTGGAAGAGCGGATTGTTGTCCATGCCGCGGCCTTCACGAGCGCGGGCGCTCATGTTGATGGTCTCGAGCGATGCCGCGAGGTCGCGGAAGGTGTTCGAGCCGGCAAAGGCGACGTAGTGCTGGTAGCCATCATCGACGGTGAACGGCGTGATAGCCGGGTCGGCCTGCGATGCGCGGCGCTTGAGCAGGGACAGAGAGCCCTTCACGAAGCGGTCGCTGGTGGCGTCGACGGCGCCGAGCGCGGTAGCGTGGGTGGCGTTGTAGTTGCCAACCGCGTTGCCGTAGAGCACTCGATCGCTGTTGCTGACGTTCCACGTGTTGCGCTGGGCAGCGGTGGCGGCCTCGTAGAGAACACCGTTGACGGTCGTGTCGTCGTCGCTCGAGAGCGTCTCGGACGGGATCGCCATGAGCGCTTCGATGATGTCGTCACGCTGACGCTGCTTGCCCCAATCGCTGAGGAGCGGCTTGGCGGCGCCGAAGATATCGGCGGCCTCCTTGCGCCACTCCGACTTCTTCGACACCACTGCGTGGCGGCCCCAACCGATACGGAGCCGCATGCCGTAGTTGTCGATGTTCTCTTCGTTGCCGACGAGGGTGCCGGAGCCGACGCCGCGGCCCTTGAGCCGGGTGACGGTAGGGATGTTGAGCTGGTCACCACCATCCGCCATCTCTTCCGTCGTGCGGATGATGGCATTCATGGAGGTGCCCATGTACGGCGAGAACATGTTCTCCCGCACAAACTCGCGCCAAAGCTGGCGACGGTACTTCGTCAGCTTGTTGTTGGCTTCAATGGTATTAAGGGCCATCGGAAATATCCTTGAGGGTTAGCGCCCTCTGCCGGCTCTAGGAGACGCGGCGGCGGGGCACGCTGAGGACTTCGTCAAGGCTCTCGTCGCGTTCCGGTACGGAGTGACCCGCAGGGATCCGGCTGAGCGAGGGCGGCATCTTGACGAGGGGTTTCTGTGTCGATGGCGTAGACGGCTGGGCTGGCTTGTTCGGGTCGATCCCGAGTTCGGCCATGAGTTCAGCGCGGAGGGTTTCCCGCAGGGTGGCGGTCTGAACAGCAGGGCTGCTCTGATGCCATCTCACGATGTCCCCGACCGGATCGGACGATTTGCGCAGGGCTTCGGATACTGCCTTGCCGTCGATCTGGCCGCTCTTGGCGGCTTGCTCCAGTGCTTCCTGGGCTGCCGTCACCTTTTCCTTGCCATGCTCGGCAAGGGCTTCGGCTCGGGACGCCCGATAGGTCATCTGGGCAATCTGTTGCTGGAACGGGGTGAGCGCGTGCTCCACGTACTTGCTGGGATCGTCCCAGAAGTCCGGGGGCTTCACAGGCTCGGCGGGAGGCTGCGGCGGGGCCGTGCGCTGTTGTGTCAGCACACTGATCTGGCCACGCAGTTCGGCAAGGTCGGTCGCGAGCTTGTCGGCTCGCTCACGTTCTGCCTGCGCCTTGCGCCGTTCCGCGATCACAGCAGCCACGGGGGCGTTGTGCTCTTCGGTTTCGGCCTCGGGCGTTACCTCTGGCTGTTCCTCGGTGACTTCCGGCTCTTCGTCACCCGGCTTTGGTGCGAAGCGGCCATGCTCATCTCGGACCGGCTCAGAGGACTGTTCAACCTCTGCTTCTACTTCCGCCACCGGCTTGATCGGGGTCGAAAGGATTTCGTCCAGCGACTCGTCGTCGTCTGCCATCAGTCTTCTCCAATGTCGTAAGGAGCTACGGAAACGCCCGAATTATCCGGCGGCGATGCTCACCATGAGG